TCATTAAATCTTTGCTGATAAATTTCGGAACTATCTATATTCCTATCATAAATATCTTCATCAGTTAGATTATCATTTAAATAATGATTATAAGTTTTATCAATAGCCATTTTAAGTGCTATTAATTCGTTAATTCTTAATAATCTGTAGTATGATTTGCAATCATAAATGTGCCCTTCTTCATCAATAGATAAGATAAATGGGTCTTGTAAATTGTTCATAAAATAAAAAAAGGGCTTCAGACTCACAGGTAATGCGACTACCTGTTTATCCTCCACCCAATAAAATCTTAAATGTATTGTCGCATAATACATTGCAAATATACTAAATATTCTTAACTATCCTAAATATCACATCTCTATCATTGTGCTTAAATCTACGCTTAAGTAACGGATTAAGTGACTTCTTTATTGCGTCTTGTGTTATTCTTGTATTCCTTGCTGCATGAGCTAAAGACTTGAACAATACTTCACTTTTGTCGTCAACATAAATCATCCTCACTGGTACTGAGTTCTCTAATCCTGCAATCTCCATCATATATTCTTGATTTTACTAATTATTGTTAATGTTACAAATAAAAATATTGCTAGTGGTATTGATATTACTATAAACTTTACCAACTCGTATAAAAATATTATCGTTTGTTTCATGTTTGTAGTTTAAAATAACCACCCCAAGTTCCCTAATTACTATCTTGGTTAAAAATATTTAATATCTTGAGGTGGTCAAAGTTTTTATTTCTTTAAGTTAATCTTAAAGGTTGTAGTGCTAATTCTAGGAGCTGGGTGTACCATTTCCCCTGATTCAGGATCAACCATAGAGGTTGGTAGTGTTCTAAGCATCTTTTCCCTTTCCTTGATAGCAAACTTCATAGACTCTAATTGGTCATTCATCTTGCTCCAAGTATAGTCTTGGTCATAGATATACTTAACACCTGATTCAAACTTAGCCATCTCGCTTCCTAAGACCTCAGCTTTGCCTCCAGGATATTTACTAAGTTCATCTAGTACTAGCTCTTTTAAATCGGCTCTAATGCCTTCTAAGAGCTGTACAACAGCCTCAGACTTAACGAGTAACTCTAATGGTGACTCACCAGTCTGTGTAAAGTGATCTACTATCTCCGACTTGATTAACTCAATAGCAAATTTGTTAGGCTCAATAGAAGCAAGTTCTACTTTGGGTAATAATGTTAAATTCATTTTATTTTAGGTTTTCTTTTTTCATTTTTAATACCTTCAACAATGTTTCATCCGAGTCAAATGATTGCTTGTAAGTAAAGTATATATCAGTCAATTGCTTAACCTTAGTACACTTAGCTACTTCCATCATTATTTCTTCTCTTGTAGGCTCATCTTGTAAGATTTCTGCAACTACTTCTTGTACTGGCTTAGAGGTTTTTTTTGGCTCTTCATGTACGAAATCCATCTCTTCAGCAGGTGTCGCTTCGAATCCAGCAGCTTTCATCAACCATGCTAACTGATTACGGAATGCTTTACCTACTGCTCTTGTTTGTGCCATAGATAAGATAGCATATTCATCAAAGAATTTTTTGCTACCTTCTTTGTTAGAACATATTGCTATGCCTACAGACACTAACTTATTGTCTTGATATGATCTAACTTCGCAAGTAGCCATGTATTTAATCTCTTTTTCACTTGATAAGTCTTGTACGCTTGTAATGATAGGGAATAAGCCTAATGAAGCACCTGCCATCTGCCAGGCTTCTACGTTACAATAGTCCTTACCCTTGATGTTAGAAACTAAGTGTGCATCCTTTACAAAGCGTTTAAGCTCGTTAGATAAGGATAGCATAGAGTCCTTGTTTACCATTTGGTAACTAGGAGATTGAATTTGATTGTTAGTTGTTTGCAATTCCATTTGTTAATTGATTTGATTGTGTAAAAAAGGTTGCTTGTTTGATTGGATATTGTTCCCACATTTTAACTATAGCTTCCATAGTTTCAAAACTTGATTGGCTGTAGTTCATGTTGTGGATAATCTTAGCGACAAAGATTTTTTTGTCTACTTCGTTCATGTGTGCGAATGTTGATAGCATAGTGTTTGTTTTAATAGTTTTCTGAATATAGTTTTGGTATCTTAATCTTACTTCTAACTTGTGTGTATTGTTCCATATAGTATGGTACTACTTCTACGTCATTTACAAAGGTGTTTATGCCATGTAGTACTGTAGTCCTATCTCTATGGAAATAAGGAGCTATCTGGGCGGCTTTTTGCTTGTAGTGTACATGAAGGATATAAAAGCACATATTACGAGCAAGTACTTGTGGTCTATATCTACCTTTCTTAGTAATAATCCTAACATCTATATTACAAGCTTTAGCTACCTTATTGACTAAGTTGTTTACGATGTCCTGATCTACAAACAAAGGTTTTTTCTTTAGTAAGTTTTGTCTTGGTGTTCTAAATTTCGCTGTAATCATTTATTTGTGTTTTTAATAGTTGAAGTTTTTTGTCATAGAATGTTTTGATTAACTCGGTCATCTCGTAATCATGGTTTTTTAGTCTTGTTTCTATTACATAACGACTATAGCCTGTTATCTCCATAATCTTCTTCATGTCGCCATACTTAAATAGGCTTTTGTAGTCTGTGATTTCTTGCATTTGTTTATTTAGTTTTAAAGTGATTGATATGTCTGTCTATTCCTTGAACTGCTGCATCTAAAGAAGCGTAATAACTTGCTCTCCAGTAATACCATTTGCCATGTAGGATTTGGTTATCCCAAGTAATATACATCCCTTTATAGGTGTATTGTTTTGACATTCTTCCGTTACTGTTTACATAGGTAAACTCTTCTTTGATACCTTTTTTCTTTTGCTCTAGGGTTAGTTTCAACATTGGTTTTGGGTTTTTTATTCCTCTTGTGAGGGTTTTTGATAAGTTTTTGTTTCTAGGACTTCTGTTATTCTAAGTGGTAGACCTTGACAAAGCTTCATAAATAAATCATAAGCTTTATCCTTATTCATGTTTATAGATCCGCTAACTAAGATACCGTCTTGTTTTGTGTAGTACAAGGTACTGTTCAAAACTAGGTCTGTTTCTTCTACAAATTCGAATTTCATGTTTGTTTGTTTTTTATGTGTTTTAATATTTTTATCTTCCTTGCCAGTTATTAGGTGTTCCAGTTATACCACCTTCGGTATTATTGTTATTAAATGTTTGATCATCTGATGGCTCTTCTTCTTCATCTTCCCAATCGCAATGTTCTAAGCAATCAGGACATATTCCTATTTCAGGCATTGTGGTATGTGCTCCACAGCAAGTTGAGTATGACATATTTAAAGTTTTTTATATGTTTTTTCAAAATAGTTTATTCCGCCTTCAAATTCAAACCACTCATCCCTTCTGCTATTCCATACGTTTATTTCTCCATCATCAAAAGCTTGTTCAATTTGCCTTTCTTCAATATGTAAATATTTATCTTCAATAGTTTTAGCTAATTGATTAGGAAGGAATGTAAATGTGTGAGCATTTTTAATATACTCTAATAGTTCTTGCATTGCTGTTTGTGTCATAATTTATGGTTTTTTGTTGTTTAATTTAGATAATCTTGTAAAATAGGTTTTTGCGTCGCCAATCTTAACCTGGCTCATATTCCTTTCATATTCTAAAGGGTGAATGCAGGTTTTTGTCTGATAATTGTAATAGGCTTGTTCGCCTTTGTCTATGATAGTGCCAGTAATACCGCACTTCATCTGATAACTGAGTGTGATTAATTCGTGCATGGTTTTTTGTTTTGTTTATAATTGTTTTGTAAAATTAGTAGTTTTTTGGATATCTTTTAAAGTTTTTTGCTAATATTTTGTTAAAACTTTGCAAAAGTTTTTGTCTATGCAAAAGATTTTTGCCTGATCCATTGGGGTTTTTTGCTGGATTTTTGTGGGTTTTTTGGGGAGTTTTTGCATAGGGTTTTTGTGTGCAACTAAAAAGCAGTTGCAATGGTATAAAATGGGTATTATTTGGCATATCTTACCTATTTGGTAAAAATACCATTTAAAGCCTATTTATAGCCTCAAATTTGCCTTTTCTTTTTATTTGCTTATCATATCATAAATAAAAAATTAAATGACTTTAAAATGCTTTATTTGGCTAAATATTCCGCCATAGCTTTTAAAGATTTATTATCATTGTATTTGTCAGTAAGGCATTTTCTTTTTAATACTATGCCGTTGATCCTTTTTGCAAAATCAACTGCTTCTTTTTTGTATTGAAAAGCACCCCATTGGATACCTTGAGCATCTACCGCCCAAAGCATTTTAAATTTTAGTTCCTTCATTGTGTTTGTTTTTGGTTTATACGGTCAAGTGGGGGAACTTGATCCGTTTCGCTTATTGAAAGCTCATCAGTAAACCTTTAAAAATTTAAATCAATAAGCTTGTAAATTCCTTTTTTTATTTTTTCTTTTGTTTCTTTTGTGTTCTCACCTAAAAATTCGCTTCTATATTTAGAGGTTGTCTTTGAGTAGTTCCAATAGTATTGATCTAAATAAACCATCCTTTCGCCATCTTCAAAAGTAGTTTTAACTATTAGTGAATTGTAAGATTGAAAATAGGTTGCTTCGGGTGTATGTAGGATAAATTGATTAGCTACTAAATTACCCTTTGGGCTTCTCATGTTGTTTACTTTTGTGTGTGTCATTGTGTTTGTGTTTTTGTATTTAATGTTTATTTATTTAATAATTTTTTAATTTTCTCTATTACAATAGTATCTTTTGCAAATTCATTAATGTTATTATAAAACCTTTCAGTATTTGAAAAAACATAGCATGATATTTTATATTTTTCTGATTTTTTATCTATTGATGATATTCTGCTATCAAATGATACCCACATAGATTCTAATCTATATCTTAAATCAATGGAATTACTGCTATTATAACCACTATCATCTCTTCTTTTAATAGTATCAATTACAAAGCTATTGCCGTCTTTTTTCCAATTTATAGGGATATAAGCACATAAGCCATATTCGTTTAAATCATCATTTAATTTGTTCATATCATCTTGCATTGCAGATTTTAACATTTCTTCATATAGTAAATTATTTACTTCAATTTGTTGTCTATCTTCAATGTCTGATTCTTTTTGACATAGTAAGCTATCAATATCAAAAAGGCTACCTTTTGGTCTATTGTTTTTCTCTTCATTAATTCTTGCAAATTCATTAGTAATGTTTGCAATGATTGTTTGTTGTTTTGTTGTTAAGTTTTGCATGTTTTGTAGTTTTAATTGTTTGTTTAATTCGGCTAACTTTTGTTTGTAGCCTAGTTCGTAATCATGTGTTGTCATTGTAGTAGTTTTTATTTGTTTGGTTTTAATAATATAAGTAAATCTTGACCTCCGTCAAATACCCCAAAATAATCTAGCCAATATTGGAGTAGATCAAAAGAGTCAGAAGTTAAGTGATGAATGAAAGCTTCATCATAAGAGCACAAAAAGTTTTGCGCATCTATGTCTGCTAAATCAGAAGCAAGTTTCTTTTTTAATTCTCTTGAGTAGTTCATATTGTTTTGTTATTTGTTTGTAATTTCTTGCCATATTGTTTTAGCAAGGGTGATCAATAAAGTACCGATAATAAGGTACAAAGCAAAGTCAATGATGTTCATAGTTATTTGATTTTAGTTATTAAATAATCAGTGAATAGTTTAGCTATGTTACCTAGTATCAAGGTAACTAGAGCCAATGAATAAAGTTGCAGAAAGTTGTCAATGTGTTGCATAAAATTGTTTTTGTTTGTTATTAATAGGATATAAAGATAAGTACTTAAATAATACAAAGTTCAAAAATATTAAAATATTTATAAATTATTTTCAAATTTCATTTTGCCTGGGTTTACTAAATTCTTTAGCAAAGTATTAAATTATCCATTGTTTAATACCTAATTTAATATTAAATAAATAATAGTATATTATATAAGTAGTAGTTATAATTATATAATTACTTATACTATTATAGTAGTAAGTATGTATTAATATAATAAGATCAATGGGTTTTACTTTTGCCGTTTGAGTGCCTAGACAATCATTAAATATTATCCCTAACTTTGACCGACCAAACCGACCAAAATGATCCACCGAAACGATAGGGGACAAGTGCCAATAATATATATTATGTTAAATAGGGTATCAAGCCCCTACCCTACCCCACCCCCTACCCTGTTTTTTAGCGTAAACAAAGGTATGCACCCCTTGTGCCCACCAAAATTCTGATATAAAACAATGATTTTAACATTTTTAAACATTTGAGATGAAAGATACTTACGGCAAACGAGAGTACACTTGTAAATGTGGTACTAAGACTGATGGATACGTTTGGTTTAGTCAAATCAAGACTACACAGTTTGAATGCACCAATTGTGGCAAGTGGTTAGGTTATGATAACCTGGAGAAGAAAGTAACTAGCATTATTTCAATACGCACACCAACAAAGAATAGATAATATGAACGCACAATTCAAAGAAATAGCTAAAGAGGCTTTCATTATAGCCTATAAGGAGAACTTTGGCAATATCACCATATCATGTGAGGCTTCAGGAGTAGGTAGAACGCAGTATAAGACTTGGTTGAAGGATGATCCTGAGTTTGCTAAGAGATTAGCTGAAATCGAGCCTGAGGAAATAATGCTTGACTTTGGCGAACAAAAGCTAATGGAGAGGATTGCTAGGGGTGATACCTTAGCTACAATGTTCTTACTGAAGACTAGAGGCAAGAGAAGAGGGTATATCGAAAAGACTGAGGTTGCTCATGAAGGAGATGTGGTTAAGCAGATTACAGTCAACGTAGTTAAACCGAATCAAATTGGAGATATTATGAAACAAATAGACGGAGATGAGCACAAAGCGTTACCTCAAGGTGAGATAATCAACTTTGATACGCAAACAGAGCCAGGAATGGTCGTACCTGCTTACAAGGCAGGAGAAAGTGATGAAATCCCACTTTACAACCATGATAAAGGCGAATTATTGGATATTAACGAGGACGGTGACTATGAAGAGTAGCTACAATACCTCTATTTCGCATTTTAAGGCGATTCTACGGCTTTTAACCCTATGTGTAGTACTATGTATCTATTTTGGAATTGAAAGGCTTAAATGGGGCTTAAAATAGCAAAGGGGGTCTACCCTTGTATAAAACCAAAAGTTTTCTAATGGTAAACACGCAACCAATTTTTTAATTTTTTTTCCTATGTCTTATGAATGTAACAACAAACATCGTCTTCGAAATACTGCAAAACAGCCAAAAAAAAATATCAGTTATGCAAGGCGGAACAAGGTCTGGCAAAACTTACAATGTATTGACCTGGTTTATCGTGAAATTATTACAAGAGAAGGGAAAAACCCTAACCATTTGCAGATCCTCGTTGCCATCCATAAAAGGCTCAGTGATGAGAGACTTTATCGAAATACTATCGAAATATGGATTATACTCAGAAGAAAAGCACAACAAATCAGAAAATCTTTACTTCTTAGGAGGCAATGTCGTAGAGTTCGTCTCTACCGATCAGCCACAAAAAATAAGAGGTCGTAAAAGAAACTACTTGTTTATAAACGAGGCGAATGAGGTAAACTACGAATCTTGGATGCAGTTAGCTTTAAGAACCACAGAAAAGATTGTAATTGACTATAACCCTTCTGATTATTACTCTTGGATTTACGATAAGGTAGTTCCGAGAGAAGATGCTGACTTTACCATTACGACTTACCTAGACAACCCATTTCTTGAAAAATCAATCGTAGATGAGATTGAGAGGCTTAAAACAGCCGACCATGAATATTGGCGAGTTTATGGCTTAGGAGAGAGAGCAATATCCCAAGCGACCATTTATACGCATTGGAAGCGTAGAAGGAACTTCCCTGATGGCGGAGATGTGTTTTACGGACTTGACTTTGGCTTTAACAACCAAACAGCCCTTGTTAGGGTTAAGAACTTTGATGGCGAGTTGTTTGTCGACCAATTAATCTATGATACCAAAATGTCAACCGCTTTACTAATAGACAGGATGCGTTCTTTAGGTCTTGATAGGAACTCAGAGATATATGCCGACCCTGCTGAACCGAAAACCATCTCGGAGGTAAATAAGGCAGGATTTAACTTGAAGAGTGCTGTTAAAGATGTTTATGCAGGAATCAACAAGGTAAAATCTTTTCCTTTGCATATCAAGTCAGAGTCCTTAGATTTGCTTGATGAGATTAAAAACTACAAGTGGAAGACCGATACAGATGGGAATACACTTGACGAACCTGTGAAGTTTCGAGATCACTTAATGGACTCTATGAGGTATGCCATATACACAAAATATGCGAAACCTAAAAGAGGGTGGGTTGTATAGCATAAAAATTTGTTACTTTTGTAAAAATAATATATAGCGTGAATTTAACGGACATACTAAAGGCAGCTAACCCTTTTCAACAGAAGGCAGCTCCAAAGGTGACTTTTAACAATCCTTTTACTGATTTCGGTGGATTGATTGGCGGAAGAACACTTTATCCAGAATTAGACCAGGAAAAATTTGTACTTGACTATAAAAACAATAGTGAGGTATATGCTATCATCAAACGTATCTCTAAAACAATTTCTACAGTTCCTTTCTACGTTTACCAAGTAAAGAACAAGAAAGAGTTAGCAAGATACAAGTCAATGCTAAGTAATGCAACATCTACAACAGATATTGCTAAAGCTGAGTTAGTTCGTATAAAAGCGGTTGCTGAGATTGCTGAATCACCTTTAAACGATTTGCTAGAAAAACCAAACGAATATCAATCATTCTCTGAATTTATCGAGAGTGCTGTAGGTTATAAACTAATTACTGGTAACACTTACATCTGGGCGAATAGACTAGCTTCAGGTAAGGTTGCAGAACTTGTTACACTCCCATCTCAATACGTTGCCATTATTTCTGATGGTACAATAAATGGGGTTGAAGGTTATTCTTTTACGCTAGTTGGATGGGATCAATTAGATGCGAAAGACGTAATCCATCTAAAATACTTCAACCCTTACTTTGACACTAATGGACAACAGCTTTACGGCTTGAGTCCTTTA